GGATTGCAGGGCGCCCGCGCCTAACGGCTGCGGGCGCCCTGGTGACGTTGCGCCCTGTGCCGTGGGGCACGTCGGGCGACCGAACGTGGACATGGGGCTTCGCCCCATCGCATAGCCCTGCTGGCGCAGCCACTGGCGATACAGGTCATCAGTGAAGCGCGTCATGAGGAAGCCTCATCCTGCTTGACCGTACGAGAGCTGCCCAACTGACGCCACAGATTCAGGCGCTTCACCTCGGGCAAGAAGTCCCCGAAGCCATAGCCATAAGCCATGGCCTTGATGCGCATGGAGAAGCAATCGGCCAGCCAATCAGCAAAGGTTTCCCTGCTGGACCATGCACACAAATCGGCGTCCAAGAAACGTTCACCTTTGGGCGGGAAGCATTCCCGGCGTGCCATCTCGAAGGCGGCCAGGGCGTGACGCGTGACGTCCTCGCGGGTGATCCAGTCCCAGCAATCGGACGGGATTTTTTCGGGGGGGAACTCATGAGGGGCGTTCATCGGACACCCCCAGCCGTGGCAATTGCAGCCACGCAAAGCATAGAATTCAATTCAGCCATTTCGATTACCTCAGCGGGTTTTTCAATTGGTCAGCACGGCCCGGGTGTTCCACCACCTGGGCTGTGCGCTTTTATGAAGGCGCGTCCTACGCCTCAACGCCCTCCATCAATTTGTTGATACTGCGCGTCAGCCTCCACGCTTGCCGCGCCGCTTGCCTTTCGCCAGCTCGCGTCCTGGCTCTGCATAGGCGGGACGCTCCCGCGTGGCCCAGTATTCGGCCTCAAGCTGGCGCGTATGGCGTTCGATCTGTTCGAAGCTGGGGTCGTGCCCGTCTTGGCCGAGGATTTCATCTCGGCGACTGTCCCATGCGGGCTCCGGGTCATGCCAGGGCCACATCTCGGGGTCTGGATAGATGAGCTTCCACTTCTCGTCATATCCGATCGGTTGCCCGTTGTCGTCAAAGGCTTGATCTGCAACGGCCTGGAACTCGGCTTCATCGAGCCTTGCGCGTCGTCGCTCGCTTTGAGTGGGCGCCCGGGGAGCGCTGGCTTCCGGGGCGGGCTTGCCTGCGCCGTTGACGTAGGCATCGACACAAACGCAGAGGAAGGCATTGAAGCTGATGCCGATGGCTGCGGCCCGCTCGCGGGCTGCTGCTTCAAGGTTGGGCCGGAGCCGGAGGGGGTAGGACATGATATCAATCTGTAATCAAACTGGTATGACGCAGAAATCATAGGAGCCATCAAATCTGATGTCAACTTGCGATCACCAGTGATATCAAATCTGTTGATATCACCGCCCCTGCAAGTTGTTGATACTGAGACAAGCCCAGGCGCTTCGCGCCCCTGGCCGTGGCGCTGCGCGTCCCGACCAGTGACGCCCAGCGCCTGCCGTGCGCCCGCCATCAACTGGCCGAACATCGCCGCTTGCCGCACCAGCAGAGACCACCAAGAGCCGTCAGAGCCCACGAATGAACGGCCCTCAGGAGACCACAGCTTCCCGCCATGAAAGCTCCAGCCGCGCCAGGACTCGCCGGGCAACTCCATGCCATTGAGCAGGCGCAGCAGCTTGAACGTGGCGTACGGAATGTCGTGCTTGCCGGACTGCCAGTTATGTAAAGTCCGCTCGGTCACGTGAAGAAGCTTCGCGCAGCCGGCCAGGTCCAGACCCAGGTTGCGGTACATGGCCCGGAACTTTTGCGCCTGTTGAAGGCGGGTGTCCCGGTCATTGCGTCGCAGCCTCAGACCTAGGCCACTAGATACGATGTATACGACTTTTAACGGCTGTCGCGCTCGTCGCTATCGAATCCATAGCGGAAATTGAGTCGTCGCTGTAGGAAATGTGACACATCGCCGCCCCTCCAGCGGCTTGCCCCTTTCCCAAAATCTCCCGCAGGAGCGCACCTTTCCTGTTGTCTGCGTTGCGCTCAATGATGGCGTCGATCACGGCTTGCCGTGCGTCCTCGCCTGCGATTTCCGCTATCTCTGCTGCCAGTTCTGGCGACAGTGGCCGCTTCCCTGCTCTCAATCTTGAAACGTCCGCCGGGTAAATGCCCATGCGACGAGCTAGCGCGGCATCAGAACCGCACATTTTTGACGCCTTGTCAATAAGTGTTTCTGCTATCTTCACGTTAGAACTCTTTCTAATGGACAGTCCGGGGTGTTAGAAATGTTTCTAACGACAAAACCCGAGGTAATCATGATCAAAGTATCCGTGACGTCGACGGAAGTCCGCAACCAAAGCGGCAACGCCAAAGCCACCGGCAAAGCATACAGCCTGAATTTCCAAACGGTGTGGATGCACACCTATGACCGCAAGGGGCACCCGAACCCGTACCCGGAAAAAGTCGAAATCATCCTCGACAAGAACGAACAGGGCGCCGCTCTGTTCTGGCCCATCGGTGAATACACCTTGGCCCCTGAATCGGTATACGTCGCCCGCAATGGCGATCTCGCCATTTCGCCGCGCCTCGTCCCCCTCAAGCCCGCCCCCGCTGCCGCCGCCGCCAAGGTGTAAGCCATGGAACAAGCCATGCACGCCGCACGGCTCGCCACGCTTCACGACGCCCTTTTTGGGCTGCTCGTGGAGCAGCTTGGTGTAGATCAGTCGCTGGTTGACGGCATCGATGTGCAGTTCCGCTACAACGGCGGTGAACCTACGCTCGATATTCAGTACATGCGCGGTGCGATTCCCATGGGCGGGGAGGGCGTATGACCGTTGATTGGTCTGAGGTCTTTTGGCTTTATCTGGCTCTTGCGGCCTATGTCTGCGCCTGGTCGTGGGTTTTTAAGCGCATCTTTAAATGAGCGCCCAGGCCGAACACCTCTACGCCCTCAAGCTCGCGCACGCCGCGCTGCTTGAGCGGCCTTCCCGCCATCCCCAGTGGGAACACGATGTGATGCACGCCGAATGGCGTGTGCGCGCATGGTGTGAACACATCATCGCTTTCGGGTGCTGAGATGGCCTGTCCTGTCGCCCACCTCCTGCACGCCCGCAGCACGCCCGGCATGGTGCGCGCAGCGCGCCGCGCTCACGCTCGCAGCGTGGCCCTGTTTGAGCGCCGCGCCGCTGAGCAGGAGGCGCGCAGCGCCTCCGGGCTTGTCTCAGTATCAACAACTTGCAAAGGCGTTTCGGCTGTTGTTGCCTTCTCTGAAAACTGCATTCAGATTGACCGCCATGCCAGCCGCGTTACACGGCTGCGGAAGTCCCTCGGCGTTGCGGCCAAGAGCCTGCATAACGCCGGCCCGCTGAATCAACAGGTTTGGATGCAGACCCTGACCTATGCCGGTGATAACGGTCAATGGCGCCCTGAACACATCAGCCGATTTTTGGATGGCCTGCGCAAGTGGCACTACTCGCGTACAGGCTCAAAGAAGGTCCGCTATGCCTGGGTGGCAGAGCTACAGCAGCGCGGCGTCATTCACTACCACGTTGTTGTGTGGCTGGCCGGTGGCCTCACGCCACCGAAGCCTGACACAGCTTGGCGGCGTGTCGATGCCAAGGGTATCGCGCACGTTGAGCCCCCTATGTGGCCCCACGGCATGAGCAATCGCCTCAAAGCTACAGCGCCCATTGCCTACCTCATGAAGTACGCATCAAAGGTGGAGTCAAAGAATGTCGGAAGTTTTCCTCATGGAGCTCGTATCCACGGCTGTGGCGGCCTGGATTCAGATGGTCGCGCTATTCGCCGCTGGGTGTTGTGGCCTGCGTATGTGCAGGGCAATGCTTCGGTGCAAGACCGATACCGACCTGCGCCGGGAGGCGGTTACCGCTGTGATGAAACAGGAGAGCTTCTCCTGTCTGAATTCGCGCCAACGGGCGGCGGTTTTTCTAGCTTTATCCGCGTGCGGCACACGCCGCGCCGGATAGACCCTGCCGGGCCTTTTTCCTGGCTCCCTTCTCCATCCCCTCAACCCTGAAAGGAAACGTCATGCCACTTCTTGGCTTGCTATTCATTGCCGTCCTCTGGACTGGCGTCCACGAAGCGCCCGATAACGCGCCCACGTACTTGGACGAGTACGGCTATATCCACGCCCGCCGCTGATGGACTGGACAAACGTCGCCCATCTTCTCCAGGCGCTGCTGGTGGCGTCCTGCGTGTTTGCTTTCATGGCCGGATACCGGGCAGGGGACAAAACGTAATGGACGCTGCCGCAGTTGTTCAGATCGTGGCCGGCCTCATGGGCTGTTGGGCTGCTGGCTTCTCCGTAGGAAAAGCCGTGGCTTTTGTCCGTGCCTTGCGCAACGTAGCGTAGGGCGGAGCAGGGCAGCGCATAGGGGATGCGCAGCGTCCCCTATGCGGTGCACTGCGCCGATCTCAACCTTTAACCTTTAGGAGTTTTTCATGTCCCAAACCTTCAACACCGTTCGCAAGTTCGGCTCTCGCGTTGCTGCTGGTGCCACCGGCTTGATGCTGACCGGCGCCGCCATGGCCCAGTCCACCGACCCCTTCGAAGTCGCCGTTACGGAAGTCACCGGCAAGGTGGAAACCTACGGTGCCGCGCTGGTCGGCGTTGCCGCTGTGGCGGTGGTTTTCTTCGTCGCCATCAAGTACGTGAAGAAGATCAGCAAGGCCGCTTAAGCGCCCTTCCTGCTGCCTCGCGTGCGGGGCAGTGGAAAGGGCACTCCATGAAAAAATTCATCCTTCTATTGCTGTCGTTCTGCGCGCTTTCAGCGTTCGCAGCTTCTCCGCCTACCACACATTGGGCCTATCAGCAGCCTGGTGCGTGGTTCCCGTCTTATGCCGCAGCGTGCGATGCGTGGTACACGTGGCGTGCGGCTATGGAGACTGACCCCAAGGTCAGCTTGGTATTTCGCAATGCTTCGGACAATTCCTGTTCCGCAGAGCGCATCCATGTCAATTACGGCTCGTACGGCTTTGCCGGTGCGTCGCTCATCAAGCAGGTACGGTGCCCCGATGGCTACACGCTTGAAAATGGCCTTTGTGAGCCTCCTGACCCTGGCGACACTCAATGCCAGCAAGGTGCTGCTGAAGTCTCAACTCTTAACGTTACTCTGGGATGGGCGCGGTCACCGCTGCCCAATAAACAAGATCAGATCGGCGAAGTTCGCAATCCGTCAAACGTTTGTGCGCCAGGTCCAACCGAAGGTTCATCCTGCCGTTTTAAGGTACTCGATAACTCTAATCAGTTTCGTTCCCAAACACCATCAAGCCAGGGGTTGTATCGAATCAGTGGTGATTTCACTGTTATTCAGACTGACCAGCCATGTGGGCCAGATGATGACGCTGAGAGCGCGAATCCCGATACCCCTGACAAGGCGTGTCCCGGTTCTGTTGGCGAATTGAACGGGAAGCCCGTTTGTGCAATTGACCCCGGAACCGGTGGTATTGACCCAGTAGGTAAACCCGGTGTCGGAAATCAGACGGATGACAAGGGTAACCCCTCAGCAGGTAAAAAGCCTTCAAGCGGCGAAGGCTCTGGCGAAGGTGGTGTCGGTCGTACTCCTACTGCCGGCAGTGGTGGTAATGCTGGAGGGCCAGCGTCTGCTGCAAATGGTGGTACTGGTACTAAACCCGGAACTAGCGGGCCTGACGGCACTACAAACAAGCCCGAAGAGGGCAAGGAGCAGGCTGCGTGCGGTGCCCCTGGTCAACCTAAATGCCGTATTGATGAGTCTGGAACGCCTAGCGGTCAGGGCGATTTCGACGCCGCGAACCGCGGAGTGGATGAAACCCGCGAGGGGTGGCTCGCTGAGATTACAAAAGCTCAAGAACTCCAGGTAGATGGCTGGACATGGACGTTCCAATTACCGTCCGGCTGTACCCCGCTCGAGCTTCCTGCCTTCAACATGTCTTTGGATGTGTGTCGCTTTCAACCTGTCATTCACGACATCATGTCCATGGTCTGGTTGATCTGCACCGTCATGGGCTGCGTCTGGATGGTTTTCAACGCTCAGAAGAATTGACATGCCTTTACTCGGTCAACTCATCGCTACCTTGTTCACCGCCCTCGGCGGTTTCCTGCTCAAGCTGTTTGCTGCCCGGCTGGCGATTCGTATTGCTGGTGTCGCTGCAATCGTTGCCGCTGGTTCTGCACTCATGGCCGCATTTAATGGCTACGTTGCGCCGCTCGTCGGTGCGATGTTCCAGTCTCAATACGGTCAGTTTCTCGGCCTTGCTTTCCCGCCTATCGCGGGAACCTGCATCGCCACATTTACGGCTGTGTGGATGGCCTGCCTGACATACCGCCTTCAAGTGCGCGCGATCAGCGCTAGTGCGGGGATGTAATGCCTGTCTATAGCGTTGAAGGCAAGCTCGGTACAGGCAAAACCAAATTTTGCGTGTGGCGTGCGCAGCAGGCTCTTATCGAGGGTCGCCGTGTTGCGTCCAACGTTGACCTGCATACCCATTTGCTCGTGCCGCGCAAGCGCACCAGCTACATGCGCATTCCCGATAAGCCCACGGCGTTCGATCTGGACGCCATCGGTCATGGAAACCCCGACAGCTACGACGAGGACCAAAACGGCGTTTTGATTCTTGACGAGCTAGGAACGTGGCTCAATGCGCGCACTTTTCAGGACAAGGAGCGGGCACCGCTCATTGACTGGCTGATTCATGCCCGCAAGAAGGGGTGGGACGTTTACTTGATCGTTCAGGATGCTGGCATGATCGACCGCCAAGTTCGCGAGGCGTTGATCGAATACCAGTGCCGCTGCATGCGCCTGGACAAAGTCAAAATCCCTTTGATCGGCGGCTTCCTCACCCTCTTTCACAATCGCCTTGGCTACCTGCCACGTATGCACACCGTTGCTGCCCGCGTAGGGTCTGGAACAGGTGTCATCGTGGCTGAACGCTGGATGTATCGCGGCAATGATCTACATGCCGCTTATGACACTAGGCAGGTGTTCACCGCCGACTACCCACACGGTGCGCACAGTGTCTTGCCTCCCTGGGACTGGAAACCCGCATCTGGTTGGCTCGACATGTTCAAAATCTGGTGTAAAGCTGCCACTGCGGCTCGTCCGTTGCCGCATCCGATTACGAAACCGGATGAGCGCTATACACGTGTGTTGAGGCTGTGTGAAGCGCTCCCGGCCAAAGATCGCATCAAGTGGATAAGGCGCTGGCAGCAGTACCGGCGAGACAATTTCGAGCGGTACACTGCGGCGTCGTGA